TTAAATAACAACCCCCCCCGATTATTTTTTTAAACATTTTCCACAATCTCCCTTACATTAATCCTTGTACACAAGAACTTCACCAAAAGCTTCAATGAAATTTTCAAATAATCCCATTATTGGAACTCCCGGTGTAGAGCTTAATTCTTGTTGTTGAATTAATATTAAATCTTCTACTTTGAATACAAAATCATATATTTTTGTATAATCAAAATTATTTCCTAACAAACCATCAAACGAATATGTATTACTTGTTTGACTTATTGTTGGTGTTAGGGTTGTCCATGTTTCACTTCCTGTCCAACTTGTACCACTTTCTTTATATTTATAACTTAATGTAAGTACATTTGCAGTATTATTAAAGTTTCCTTTAAAATAGTTACCATTAACTTGAACATATAAAGAATTTGATGTTTGATTTATTCTATACAAATTAACTGGATTTAAAGATAATTTTGTATAATCTAATAATGTTAAACTATTTGCATTTGCTGAATTGGAATAACCACGACTATCTGTTGCTATACCACCAAATGATGCAGTATCAACATTATTAAATGTAACTGTCATATTACCAGTGCCATTTACATAAGCTCCATTTCCTGCTGTAGCTCTAGTTGCAGTAATGTAAGCACTATTTTTAGCTGATGCTGATAATGATACTCTAACATCTGATATATATTTAATTAATGTTTTATTTGTTGTATCTCCAGTTATATCTCTGATAGTATTACCTGTTACTAAAGTTTTATTAGTATCAATTGCACTAACACTAATATTAGGTCTATTTAAACTTTCAACGGTTGATAAATAAAATCCAGTTGTTTTTGTTCCGATGTTACTTCCACCACTATAAGTAGTACAACTAACTGATGCATAACCTGAAGTTGAAGCCGGAATTTGAGCATATAATGAACTTGCATTTTCTGCTGTATTCCAATCAACATAATCTCCTACATTTGTCCACGTTCTTGAAAAATTACCAAATGTAACTGTTATTGTATGAGCAAATGAGCTTGATGCTCTATTTGTATTTATTCTAACTGCTGATTCTATATTTGTATTAGATGCGGTTGGAGAACTTGCTCTTGGTATTGTTGTTAATACAAAAGCTCCACTTAAAGAACAAGTGCCCGGATCCCATTGCGTATAACTACTTTTTGAAATAGAAGCTGAGAAAGTAATCGTTTTATCTCCACCAGCATTATGTCCTACATTAAATGAGCCTTCAAAAAGTTTTTTTACTCCACCATCACTAGATACATCATTAGTAACTACTTGATTACTTCCTGAACTATATACACTTATTCCATCATAAGATGCATTGTAAGACCAACCACCACTATTTGTACGTGTTCCATGGTTTTTTAAATAAATTGCATAGTTTACTGTTGTTGTATTACTTGAAATATAATCTGTTGGTAATGTTTCCCATATTTCAGCATAAAATTCATAGTTATTTTTACCTACTGTACCATTTATTATTGCCATTTATTATTCTCCTACATAGAAAAATCCAAGTCCAACTTTAGAACTATTTGAAATTGCTTTTGTTTTTTCCATTCTTATTGGTTTTTGAACATAGAATTTTCTTACTGTCATATTTTCAGCATTAACACCATCACTATCGGCTCTTAATACTTCATCTTGATTACGATAAACCACTAAACCATTATTATCCAAAATAAGTTTTAAAATACTGTCTAATCTATTGATTTTTAATCCTTCAATATCAAATGTGTAACCTGTACCTGTATCAAATTTAACAACACCATCAATTAATTGTTGATTAATAATATTGATACTATATTCAGTATTGCTTTGTAATGTTTGAACTGAATTAGTTAATGTTTCTGTTTCATTTTCAACATCAGTAACTCTTGTATTGATTGAACTAACAGTTGAAACTGTACTCTCTAAAGTAGATATTGTTTGATTTAATCTTGTTGATGTATCAGTTTGTTCTTCAATAATATCAACTATTTGTCCGTTAATTTTATCAACGCTACGTTCAGTATTTCTAAATCTTGTTTTAAAGTCAGTTGAGTTTTTCTTTTCTTCTTGTTCTTGTGTTAAAGATGGAGCTTCAATTACACTATTAAATGTTCCATCATAAGTGAATTGATGTTTTAATACATAAGTATTGAAATAATTTCCATCATCACCTTGAATAGAGATTTTATTACCTGCTCTTAAATATGGTCTTCCAAGATTAGTAGTAAGCTTACAATCAACGTAAGTTAAGCCTTTAACTTTATCCCAAATATTATCTATTGCTAATTCTCTTAATTCTTCAGTATATAAGAAATAAGTATCTTCAATAATGAATTGGTGTTCTCCATTTTGTAATATACTTTCACTATCTTGTCTGATTACATTTTCTCCACCGACAACAGGATCACGAAGAATTAACATATTTATTGGACCATATGTATTATTTCTTTCTAAGTTGTTATATTCATTTTTAGAAAACGTTTCACTAATATCATTATCTAACCATCTTAACTCTAATTCTCCATCTTCTGGATTTATAGAAGCAAATGTTAGACTACATTTACATATTACATTTAAAACAGTTCTACAACTTTCATTATTAGTAAACGGATTTCCACTTATATGTAAATCATCATTTGTGAAACTTTGTGTCTTTAACGTTAGGTTTAATTGTTCACATAAATCATCTAAGAAATCTTTAATAGTAGCATTATTAAAATCATTTATAGTACATATATAAGGCTTATCTAAAATACTTAGATTATCAACACCTTTATATGAGCCATTTTTAGCCGTTTCTAGCGTATTTTCATCTTGAATAGTATATTCGCCCATATTTATGTATTCTTCGCTTGTATCGGCATATTTTACACCAATAAGAGCATTTACTACTTGTTGTCTTAATTGATAATCTGATAATGCTTCAATAGTGATTTCTTTTGATACAGTTGAACCAACAATTACACCATTTGTAATACATTCATCTTTAAATATTATTTTTGATAGATAATCAGAGTTGGAAATACTTTGATTATTTCCATACTCTATCTTACCTAATCTATTTGCATAGGTTGGATTTTTACATTCTAATTTGAAATTATTTGTCATTAAATAACCTACAATTCAATAAGTGCTTGTGTTGGACCTTCTAATATAAATCCATTACCATATGGCATATATGGTCTAGCACCTCTATCTCCTCTATAAGCATTTATTGTTTGATTTGTTCCAGTAAATGGATTATAAAACTCTACTGTCATAGTAGGAGCTAATTTTATTTGACTATAAAAATCTATAAATTCTTCATTGTCTAAATATCTACAAACTAAATCTAATCTATATTTTGTTGATACTACATTTAATATCATAGTTCCATTTGCATTGGTAACATCTCTACCACTATCTTTTGAAACATCATACCAACCTACAGATGTTCCGGGAGCTAGATAATTTGATACATCTTGTCCATTTATTACTACATGAGCTATAGGAGCAGATGCATTTAATGTATAATAATTACCTCTTGATATAAAACTAAGTGGTGAAACTGTATTATTCATTTAATTACTCCTATATTGGTACAGAGAAAGGAAGTTCACCAGTTCTATTAACATGTTGTTGGATTCCACGAACTGCTTTTTCAACTATTATTCCTTCTTCTGCATAAACTCTTATATCTTGGTTACCTAAATTAATTTGACTCATAGCACTTGCTACTGCATTATAAACACCTGCTGATACACTATCTACTATTTGTCCATTATTCATAACTGCTGTTTTGCTACCTATTGAACCTACTAATTCAGGACCTCTTTCTCTTGCAATAAACATTTCGCCGTGTGCTGGTAAACCACCATTAGCATATTGTGTTATATTATGCCATTTACCATTAGCGTATATACCACCATTAGCTTTTCCTATTAATCCAGCAAGTCCTACAGCACCTACAGCACCTAAAGCACCATTAAACTTAGTTTTAATAGTATTAATAATGCTATCTATTGATGAAGTAGATGGACCATTAACTTTAACATCAACAGATGGTTTTATTTGGTCTAAACCTTTTTGTAATTCTTCACTTACTTTGAATCCTTTTTCTTTCATCTTATCTACAACTTCTGTTTGTAAATTACTTGGAAGTAATTTTAAATAAGATAAGAATTTTTCTTCACTTTCTTCTCCAATTTCTTTCCATTTGTTAATTGTAGCATCTGAAATACTTGCATTTTTAGTGTCCATAAGTAATTTAAGCTTATCCATTTCTGTTCCAGCTAAATTAATTTGGTCGCTATATTGTGTTTTTAATTTTTGGTATAATTCTTCACCATATTTATCTCTATTTTTTTCAAGTTCACTTAAATTAGTTTCGTTTTCTTTTTTTACATTACTCCAATACTTATTTTGTTCTTCTTCACTTTTTCCAAGTATATGTCTTTCATGGTCAAAGAAGAAATTTAAAGCATCATAATTTTCTTGTGTAACATATTCAGTAGCTTTTTCCCAATCATAAATTGTTTTATTGTAACCAATTAATGTATCATTAGCTTTTTTATAATTTGTTTCTGCTTTTTCTAATGCTTTAACTTGATCTTCACAATAATATCTTGTAAATGCATCTACGTTGTCATTTAATTTTTCATAGTCAATTCCTAGCCTTTTACAAGCTTCATCAAAATCTTCCATACCTTTTACATATGGAATTAAATTTTTAGCAGTTTCTTCATCTAATTTTGTGTGTTCTTGTATTCTCTTAACAAGATTTTTTTCAGCTTCATCTCTATCTGATATTGTTTTTCTTAATGTTGTTTCAGCTTCATCTCGTTTAGTGATTGCTTCTGTTGCTTCTTGTTCTAAAGTTGCTAATCTTACTTGAGCTTTTTTCTTTTCTATAACTTCATCAATTTTATTTTTTAACTCATCATATTTTTGTATTTGACTATCAACTATTTCAATTTCAATGCCTAAAGCATCTGATAATATTGTTGTAATAGTTGTTGCCCTATCTTCATATCCTTGCTTAATCTTTCCGTTTTCATCAACAATAGTTGTTAATTCATTTAATAAGTTTTTATGATATGTAGATTCTGAATCTGATTTTGTTATTGCATTTAAAATATTATCTTGTGATTCTTGCCAATCTTGATATAAGTCATCTACTTCTTTTTTAGTTTTTTCAATAGTTCTTAAATTAGTGTTCATAGCTTTATCAAATTCAAACATACCTGTAACTAAACCAGCTATACCACCAGCTATACCACCAATTAAAGTACCCCATCCCGGTAAAATTGCTGTTCCTAAAGAAGCACCACTTGCAATAGAACCTAAACCACTTCCAACAGCTTGAAGAGTATTTGCCCATCCAAGACCATTATCAGCAATATCTTCCATTGCTTCTTTCATATATCCTAAACTAATTAATAAACCACTACTGCCAACTAATCCTAATTTTAGTCTATCTACTGCTGTTAATTGATTCATCCATGCTGTTGTTCCTTCTTTAATTCCTTCAGTAAATTTTTTTATTCCTGTTAATCCCGAACCACCAGCTAAATTAACATATAACTTAGTATAATCAACTAAACTACGGAATGGTGATAATAAGTTTTTTGTCGTTGTTACTAATCCATTTCCACCAAGTAAGCCAAATAATTTCTTACCAATATTGTAAAGTTTAGTAGCACCTGCCACTAATCCTAAACCAACTAATATTTTACCTGTTGTACTTAGACCTTTAAATGAATCCCATATGTTTTTTAAAGTAGTTTTAATACCTTTATATTTGAATGATACTTTACCAGTTAATGGATCTATTTCTTTAACAAATCCTAACCATTTCATAATGGCATCTCTAATTTCAAGAGCTTTCATCTTTACTTTATTCATACCATTGTCATAACCAGTTATTGCATCTAATAATCTTTGGTCTATTCCACCAACTGCACCAGCACCACTACCTGATGTATTTTTTTGAGTATCAATATTGTTTATTTGGTCAAATCCTAATGTTTGCTTTTTTAATTCTTTAACTTTACCTGTTGCATCATCAACATTTGCACCTAAGTCTTCAAAATCATCGCTTAGTGTTGAAATAGCACCACTATTGTAATCAGTTATTTCAATTCCAAACATAGAAGCTATTGCGTTTGCAACTTCTTTTATTACCATTAATAATGCATTTGCATATGGTAAGATTCTTCCAAATGTTCCAATAAATAAGTTAGCTAATGCTCTTGTTGCTTCAACTAATTGGTTTTTAAATATTTTTAATTGGTTAGCTGGAGCTTCAATTGTATTTGCCCAATCTCCATGTGCTTCAGAAGATTGTCTTAATACTGCTATATATCTAACTATTTGCTTTTCAGCTTGTGATAACTCTCTTACTGTTCTAACAGTTCCATCTTCGTTTTTAATATTTAAATCATTTAATATAGGTTGTAAAGAACTTTCTGTAATATCCATACCAAATGATCTTAATGGTTTTGTTTGACCAGCAAATATACCAGCTCTTAATGCTTCGGCAACGGTATTTTCATCTTTGTTATATAATGATGAAATATCATTTACTAATTTTGTGGAATTTTCAGACATAATATAAGCATATTCTTGAGCTATACCCATATTTTCAGCCATTGATTGATATAAACCTTGTCTTGTTAAGGTTTCGGCTTGGTTAGTACCAAACGCTTCATTCATGACATTTTGGAACTTCATACCTTTTTCTATTGATTCATCTAATACTACATTAAATAAGTTTAATGCTTCCGAATAGTCAATAGAATGTTGTACCCATTGAAGACCTGTTCTAAATGCTCTTTGAGCTATTGCAAATGTTGCTCCAAGACTTAATGCTTTTGTTAAATTACTACCTTTATTAGTAACTTTGTCTATTTCTGAACCAAGTTCTTTAAGATTATTGTTAAAATTTTTAATACTACCATTTTTATCTATGTTGTTTAATATTTTTGTTATAGCATTATCAAATTGATTTAATTTAGGTATAATTTTGTCTAACGCTTTTGCAACATCTTGCATATTAGCACTAATCTTTATACTTAATTCATTTTCCATTATTTATTTCCTCCAAGCATTTTTTCAATTTGTTTTGCTCTTTCTTTTAATTGATTGTCTAAATTGTTTTGCTTTGGATTTTCTTTAGAAGAATTAAAATCAAATGGTTTATCACGATACGATATTTTATTTTTACTGAAAGCATTAGATAAAGCTACCGAAATTGCTTCATAAAAATACGCACCTTGTAACCAACTATGGATATTATTTTCTTCTTGTTCTAATTTCTTTTTATTTATATAAGAAAAACGGTATGCCCAGAACAAGTCCGGGTCATCTTCCCAAAACTCTTTTGCAGACATACCGTATTCAAGTGCATAAGGTAATAAGTCTTTAAAATAATCTGTAAGATTTTTATACTTATTTTCCTCTATATTATTGTTGTCTATGCCTTGACTATCTTTGCTTTCTTCATTTTCTTCTTTGAAGCTGTATCGGTTGGGGCATTGACAAAATTTGAATATTCTTCACTTAAGAACTCTAATACTTCATTAACATCTCCACCCTCTTCTTTGTAAGTTTCCATTAATTTAATTGCTAAATTAGGATTTACAGTAGAATGGTTAGCAACAAAACCTCCATACCATAATATATCTTGATATGTTATTGGCTTTTGTATGAAATTTTGAATATTAAATCCCATATTTTCAATTTGTTTTACTGCTTCTCTTGTTAAACATAAAGTATATTCTTTATCTTTTATTTCAATAGTGCATGTATTCATTTATTTATCTCCTTTGATTTAATTAGTTACCTAATAAAGCTGTTACTTCAGCAGATGTTTTCCAAGCTATATCAGTTGCAACGATATGTAATGTTGCTTCTACTGCTTGTCCTCTTCCTACTTCGTTTGCCCAAGTTTGAGCTGTTCCTGTTATTGTATATCCAGAACCATCTTGGAATTTTACTAAGAAGTCATGAGCTGAACCATCACAAACTGCATTAGCTTTTACTCTATTAGCTTCTATATAGTTATATCCGAAATCTTGTTCAGGAACATCTGGTCTATCAGCTATATATTGTTTAAAAGCACTTTTTAAAGTAGTTACTTCAATAGTTCCACCAGCTGATCCTTCAGCAGGAGCAGATATAATTTCTAATAATTCAGTATATTCATTGTTTGAACCTTTTACATATAATAAAGTTCCAACATCACTTTGTGCTATCATTTAGTACCTTAATTAACCTTTCATAAAGTTAAACTATTATCTTGGATAAAGAACTAATTTATCCTTAAATTTTGTATCTACTTTGCAACTAACATAAATTACACATCTATAAATGCTATCATCTACATTTGGAGCATTTGGTACAACTTTTATTTTTAAACGAAGAACATCTTGAAAATAAGTTTCTATATGTTTTCTTATTTCATCTTTAATAGTTACTCCGCTTATATTTCCTTTATTTTGTGCAAAAATATTTATTTCCATAATGTTATAGTTATATATTTCATCAGTATAGTTTAAAGTTGTATATGAATAATCATAATCACCTTCAACACATGTTACTAATGGATATGTAGATATTTCATTAGGTTTAACTTTTTTGCATTTTGGTTCGTATATTGAATGTTCAGATATGTATTGTTTTAAATTAGAATATGTTTCTTCATATAGCTCGTGTAGTTGAGTTATCATTAATATAAATCTTTCGTTGTTTTTTCTATTTCTAATGAAATGGTTTCTCCTAAAATATCTTTTAGTTGATTATAAGTATCATAGAACATGTGCCTTGATGGTAAACCTTTAGTCCAACCATAAGTTCCATCTTCTTTAGGATATTTCCAACCCTTTTCTCCATGCTCATTGACATCGTATTTCCAATTGGCAAAACTTTGACTAGGATTAGGATGTGGATTGTTTGCTCCTGTAATACCTGTTCCCATTTCGTTAAATATTATTACAAAATCATCAGTATAAACTTTACCAACATTTGTTGTTTCATCGTATTCTGCATATATATTGTCAGTATGATTATTTATACCATTTGCATAACAATTTGCTTTAACAATATCTAAGGCTCTTTCGGTGGCTCTTTTAACCCCATTTTCAGAGCCTTTAATAATTGCTTGTTTATATTTTTCTAAATAATCTGCTACACTTTTAAAACTATTCTTCGTTAGTGTCGCTTGTAGTTGTATCTTTGACATCTTCAACCTTTATTTCTTCTATTTCATTAGTTTCATCAAAATCAGAAAGTTTTTTTAATAATTCTTTATTTTTTGATTTATTTAATGTTTTTTTATTAGAAGTATTTTCAGTTTCAGTTTTATCTAATTTCCAACCAGCTTTAACATACATATCTATATCTTTATCAGCAATATTAGTCATAACTAAATTACCTTTAATTAATTTATTCATTTACAAACCTACTTTCCTGTTATCCTTTCAAAATAAATGACAATAGCCATATTTTGATTTCTAGGAGGTTTTAATTTATAGTTTGCATTAGTTCCATAAGTTGTTTCACCTTCAGGACTAACACCATCTAAATAAGCAATATCGTTTTCTTTAAAACAATCTTTATATTTAATTGGTATTACTGCTTTTTGAATCATACTTGCCTTTTCTCCAAATTCCCTTAAATCAATATCCGAACTTAATGGTTGAACATTGAATTTATATTCTAAGGGTTCATCATACATAATAACTTCATTGCCGTAATCATCTTCACCAGTACCAATTTTACTTGCTATATAAATTGTTTTTTTCCAATTCTTTATACTCATCTAGGAACACCTGCTTTAGGTGTTAATTCATTTATCAATTCGCTAGATAAAAGTCCTGTAAAGTAAGTAATAGATAATCCGTTTTCACTATAAGATTGAACATTAGAACTATCTAACTTATCAAATAATTCACAGGCACATCTAACTTGCCAATCTAATTTAATTCTATTTGGCAATTCATCTATTTCTAAATCAAATGGATAAAGTGTACCTAATGCGATATATTTTGCTTGCTTTAATAATAAAGTAAATATATCATCATAACTTGTATCTTCAATAGATTCTAAATTACCCTTTTGATATTCAATCAATCTCATTTCTGATAATTGTTGTTCTAATAATTCTTCATCAGTCATTAGATACACTCCTTATTAAATTAATTATTATGCTCCTGTATCTTCAGAATTGTCATCAGTTGAATCATCAGTTGAATTATTAGTTGATTCAGCTTCACCTTTAGATACGATTTTAACTGCGTTTTGGTCTTCTTCTAAGAATACACCATAGTGAACGTCAGCGTTCATTTTAGTAATTTTCTTGTCAATATCTCTATCTTTTTCTGGCATAATATCACGTTTTACTTCGATTGTTAAAGGTTGTCCTTTAATTAAGTAGTTAGTATATACACCATCTACTGATTTAACTTTATTAGATACTACTATATCGCATCCTAAAATTTGTCCTAAAGAACCAGTTATCATCATTTCTGCTTTGATTTCACTTGCTGGAATAAAGTCAGGATCATGACGAATATCTTTTCTTTGTTTTGGAGAAATTAATAAAGTCATTGGAGTATCTAAATCTTCTCCCCATTTTTCTTGTGCTAATTCTACTAAGTTTGCTCCAATAGTTTCAGTACCATCACCAACAGTCATTTGAGGTATAATACCATCTAAAGCTGTTTTGCAATCGTTATCGATTTTTTGAGCTATAGCCATACGGATTTGTTTTACTGCTTCACCTTCAACATCTCCAACAGAGTTTAATACTGCTTCATCAGTTAATTTAACTCCACGACCAGCTTTTTTAATTGTCATAGTTGTTGGTGTTTGTGTTAATTCACCATAAGAAATATCATTTCCTTCAGTAAATTCTTCAGCATCACCAATGTATGTATATTTCCATCTAGTTACTGTATCTCCTGCTGTTCCCTTTAAAGTATCACGGTATTTAGCAAAAGGCATAAATTTAATATCATCTGCTAACTTTGTTATAATTTCAGGACCTACTACTTCAGGTACGAATAAGTTAGCAATTCTTGTTATATCATCGTTCATTAGTTTTTAAAAATTCCCTTCAATAGAACTTTTTGTTCTTAAATATCTGTATTATAAATTTGAAATTAATTCTTTATATTTATCAGGATTATCATTGAATAATTGTTTCTTATCTTGATAATTCATATTTTTAAAGTCTTCTATAGTTATTTCTTTAGGCTCATTTCCACTTGATTTAACATTTGGTTTTGGTGTACCAGTTAATAAATTTGTTTCAGTTTCTTTTTTAGTTTCATTTACTTTAGTTTGTAATATTTCAATAAAACTATTTGCAAGTTCAGTTGTTTTTGTTTCATCTTCACTTACAACTTTATCTAGTAATGATTCAATTTGTTCATTATCTATATTTGCATTTTGGAATAAATCTTTAGCTTTCATTTTATTTGTTGCTAATGCTAACTCTCTCTTTTGTTTAGCTAAATCTTCCAAATCTTTTTGTCTTTTTTGTTCATCAGTCATATTTTGTTCTTTAAGAGCATCTAACTCATCTTGAACAGTTTTCTTTTCTGATTCTAAGTTCTTAACTCTTTCTGATAAAGTATTATATTTATCTTTTGGAACTACTAATAAAGCTAATTCTTTAGATAACTTATCTACTTTTTCTTCTACTGTTTCTAATGTTTCATCATTTAAGATTTCAGTAATTTTGTCTTTCATTGACTTCCTTTTAACATTCATACGAGTTTATAGTCGTTCGTGGACAATTGAATGTAATACCATTATGCTTTGGTATCAAAAGCTAAATATTATTGGTGGACGTGGTAGGACTTGAACCTACAAGCTCTTGCGAACAGTGGATTTTAAGTCCACTATGTTTACCAATTTCATCACACGTCCATATGGCGGGTTAGACAGGTTTCGAACCTATGACCTTTTCATTAACAGTGAATTGCTCTACCAACTGAGCTACAAACCCAAATGGTGCTGAGAGTAGGATTTGAACCCACGACCCATCGCTTACAGGGCGATTGCTCTACCAACTAAGCTATCTCAGCATTATGGCGGGGAGTACGAGATTCGAACTCGTGTTTTTAGATAGACAGTCTAACATGATAACCCCTACATTAACTCCCCATTGGCAGAGATTTAAAGATTTGAACTCTAACTAGCAATTTTGGAGATTGCCGTGCTACCAATTACACTAAACCCCTACTTGGTGTGGAATGACAGAATTGAACTGACATCGTCTGCTTGGAAGGCAGAAAGTTTACCATTAACCCAATTCCACATATTAGGTAAGGACTTAAATGTCCTCACCATTATCGTTAGTTTCATTGTTTTCTGATGATTTACCATCAGTAAAATATTCTATCCATTTATCTTGACCACCATAGAAGTCCATTGATTTTAAATAAACTTCATTTGGATCACTACATAAACCACTTATTATTAATGCTGAATCAAATGCCATACCAGCTTTAACCATATTTAATAATGATTGTGTTTTTACTAATAAATTATCTAATTTATGTCTTGTAAATTTAATATCTACATCTTTAGTTTTTAAATTAGTAATTCCACTTGCTGGAGCTTTTTCACAAATGTTTAATATTAATTTTAATTCTTCAGTTGCAGTTGTTTTAAATGATTCTTCATCTTGCTTAGCTCTATCATTAGCCATTTCCCAACCTTCAGATAATTGAACGGCTTGTCCAGTATCTCCACCTGAAGTTGTTTTCTTTGAAGTAGGAACTCCAATGATTGTAAGCATATTATTGTATATTCTGTCATATACAGTCTTCGTATTATTATGATCTAATTGATTAACTAATAATTTGACATCTGCTGGTAAACTAGCGTTTTCACTTTTTACCTTAACAGCACCAAGTTTCATTAATTCTTTAAATGTTTCAGCATCTACATCATTATTTACAAATACTACTAATGATTGAATAAATTGGTCTAATCCATCTAAATCATCAGATGATATTTGATTTAACGCATTTGCCATTGATAAGATTATTTCTAATATTCCTAATCTTGATTTATTTAATTGATATTCAAATATTGGAACTCTTCCTAATATATGAGCACCTTTATATTCATTTTCTATTTCATTAACTTTAAACTTACCTAAATCTCCAACAAATTCATATACTTTATTTTTGGTATAGATAGAACCTTTTTTTGTTCCATCATCTTGAATAAAATATGTACATCCAAATAATTCTTTATTACCTACACCATTTTCATAAACTTTAAATGTTGTTCTAGGGTCTAAGTTATATATTGAGAATGGACTATCTTCATTGTCGTCTTCTGCTAATATCATTCTTGTACCAATACCAGCTATATATAACCATTCAGCTAAATCACTATCTTTACCATGTTTTTTTTCAGCGTTCATATAACTATTTAATATTGCTACTTGATTATTTGCTATATCTCCACGTTGAACATATTGTATTGGTTCACCAAATACATATCCTTTTTTAAATTCAACTGCAAATAAAGCATTATTTTCAACAACTATATTATTAATTTCTTCACGAACTACTTTAGTTTTTCCTAATATTGGTTGTTTTCCTTTATAATAGTTATATAAATAATTGATTTCTTCAGCATTTTTCTCATGAATATAAAACTTATCATTTAATATCTTTTCAATTATTTCTTTATTTAATTCATTTGCTTTATAATCGGCATAAATTACTTGCCTACCATATAATCTTTTTTCAACTGGTTCATCCTTTACATATTTAATTTCAGTTGTATTTTTTGTATCTGCCATTATTCACCTTTTATAAATGCTCCAATTATAAAAAAAGATGGAGCACAAAAACTATTAAATAGCCCTTATGCTCCAGCCAAAGCAAGATAAATATATTTACATACATCTATCGTGCTTTTTATATCACGAAATGTTAATTTTAGCAAGAAAGTGTTGTACTTATATACCATATTGTCTTCTATCAATAGGAACAGGTTTACTAATTTTATTAGTTCCTAAGATTATTTCACTAGCAAACATACTAATACTATCGGGAGCATCATCATGTTTATTAGGATAATCAAACGAATAATAATTTAAATTTTTCATAAACCTACCATAATCAGTATTAGGATAATATTTAGATTTTTCTTTAAATATTATTCTTCTTTTAACAATACCACGATTATCTTTTATTCTTTGTTCCTTATTAGCAGTATTATATTTTTCTCTAATATCGCATAATAAGTACCCTTTTTCTTTTAATTTTTCTTCTAATAATACTCTTAAAGATGTATCAGTATTATTTTCTATTACAAAATCAGTTATTTGATATTGTATAATTTTATCTACTATATCATCATATAAATCAGACATAGGTTTTTGTGCAAATATGCAATCAATCATGTAATAATAATCATCATTAGCATGTACACATATTGGCATTGATACATTATCCTTACCTTTTCTAGCAGGGTCTAGTACAGCCATACAATTATTAGGATATGCTGGTGTACCATCTTCATTTAAAGGTAAACTACTATAATGCAATAATTCTTCATCAGCAAATTCCCTACCAGTTGGGGCAATTGGATTTTGTTGATAAACACAGCTAAATAAGAACTCATCAGTAGTTCTTTTAATTTGTTCTGCTTTTTCTTGTGGATAAACTGATGGACAAGTAGTTTTATCGTTTTCATCTAGCATAGGAACTCTAATTACTGCCGTTGAACCATCTTCACTAACCCATGTATATTTAAATTTAGGATGTGGTATTAATGGGGATTCAGTTTCCCTATCATCAATTATTCTATTTAATATATCTTCAGGCGACCATTGTGTTCCTACAAATACATAAGTAATGGGGTCTTCAGTTCTACGGTTAGACCACTCAGTATTCCAACTATCATATAGTTGTTGATGGATTTGAACAGCATTGGCTTCTTGTGCACCTTTAGTCATATCATCAAATATAATGGCAAATGAAGCACGTTCACCAGTAGTTGCTCCCATACGTGTTCTTGCTATATGGTTTGATTTAGCTACCATAGCATTTTTAACTTTCCAATCACTTTCACGTTCTACATCAAAAGGCTTTCCACCAAATAATCTAAAATGTGGGAATATTTCAGCAAATTTAGGATCTTTCAAATAAGATTTTATAGTTCTACTAAATCCTAATACTAATTCATCAGAATAAGATAGTCTTAATATAGAATGACTTGTGTCCATGCCTATTCCCCAAGCTGAATACAAGTTTGCTATATATGATTTACCGATAGATGGTGCAAATGAAGCTATTACATATTCCAATTTTGGATTAAATGCACTTTCATTTAAAAAATATACATATGAACCTAATACATCACGCCTAGTTGCATATACTTTCTTAGGCATATCCCATTCCATATAATCAATAAAACATTCAAAATCTCTTCTTGCACAAAAACAATATAATTGCTTATAAATGATAAAAAAATCATTCATTAATTCAATTGAAGATTTTTCTACTAAATTTAATAAAACTGGTATTATATTTTTCTTTGCATATCGTACTGATTTTAAATCTTCTTCGTTATACCAAGTTTCTAATACAGAAAGTATCATATTAGAACATTCTAATTTATCGGATTCATTATATTTTTTAGAGGACATTATCTCTAATAAATCGTTGATAGTGTCCTCATATTTATTTTTAACTTTATCTTGCTTTGGCATATTTATAGTGATTTTATCACCTTTTTTATATGCCATTTAATCTTTCCTTTTATAGTTTTATTTCTTGAACTATAGGTTTCCCTTTTATTGTTTTCTTTTTAAAGTCTTTTTCTCTATCTTTTGTTGCTACAAGTGTTACATCATTTGATATAAGAATAATATCACCTGTATGCATTTCTTTAGCTTCCTTAACTGCAACAAAATCTTGCAATACTTTTAAATATTTTTGTTTTGATTTTCTTTTAAATAAACTCATTATTTTCTACCTCTAAATATGCTACCTAACACAAATGAAACCAATGAACATACTACGCCATGCCAAAAAGTCCAATTGTAAGTAATACCAAATACTTTTATAATTAAGATACCTAATCCCCAAAAGAAACAAGCATCTAATGCAAAAATTGCTAATACTATTATTATTGTTAATAAAACTGTTAATAAAACCATTATTCTACTACCCTTTCATTGGTCAATTCATACTCTACTATTTCAAATTTATCTAATTTCATACCGTGGTCAGTCATAGCACATCTAGCAAATCTAATTTTTGAATAAAATTTAGGTGTACTTGCTCTATATGAACCGGGTCTAGTTAATTTGCCTGTTTCTTTATTTCTTATTGCATATACTATCATTTTCTTACCTTTTCTTTCAATTTATTTAATTCTTCTATTCCATCTTTAGACTTTGGTAATTCTACCATATTTATTAATGTATCACATGGTAAATCTAAAGCCTTTTCCCATAAAACTAATTGTTTAGGTCTTAATACATGTTTATCATCTACTTGATTAAGAAAATTAGAAATATTTTGTGGTGTTGTTTTAGATGATATATTTGCTTTTAATTTAACTTTATTAATTTCATCAGCAAATCGCTGTAATGTCCATTTTTTCTTTTTTAATATTACTTTTATATAATCATTTACTGTTATCATCTTCGTATTCACTTAAATCTTCAATACATTCTTCTGGTTTATAACCTGATGGAATCATTCTCTTTAAATAATAACGCCCACCATCAACTGCAATTTTGCCACATTTACAAGTTTTATAGTCATGAACATCTATACTTTCAATAATATCTCCACAAAATAAACATTTTGCTTTATTAGTCTTAATTTTTTGCATTTTTTACCATTCTTCCTATATCAGGTAAATCATTACCTAAACTTTTATATGTTGTATTTTTAAATTCTTCATACAATTCCGTTGAAATACGAGTTCCTCTAATGGCTATATATGGATTAAATGTAAAATAATATGTTTTTCCATCCTTATGTTTATGAATAACATCTAATTCAATTAATTCTTTAACTATTGTAGAACCTCGTCTTCTTTTCCTACTAAATAAGCCATATAAGAATTTAGGTCTTAATCTTCTACCATTACTAAATGATAATATTCCATCACTAAATCCTATATATTGAAATAATTGAAACAAATCATTACCATATTCTTTTAATTCTATACAAGCTAAATCATTTATTTTTAAAAATTTGTTAAATCTTACCGATATTGTTCCTAATAAATATTCAACACTACCACCACGAACTACTCTATCGCCAGTTTTTAATTTGGTTAGCTTTTCATCTTCATTAAAGACTTCTTTAACTTCGCCATTTTCATCTACTAAATATTGCATTATTTATCACTCAATATCATAATAAAATAATCTGGATCATATTCATATTTTTTATATTCATTTGGTAGTATTAAAATATTAAAATAGTTCTTGCACATTTCGTCTAACTTTTCTTTAGAAATCTTAGGACTAATGTAATTTCCATTTTTAGTTATATATAATGGTAATTTATCAGATTGCATTAATCTCCTCTATCAAAATGTTCAGTTAATTTACCGTTCTTCATTCTAACATATTTTTGTATTTGGTCATTATAATTAATTACAAAACCTTCTACATTTCTACCTACTTTATTAGAATACTTTTCATACATACCATCTAATTGTTCTTTTGTTGGTATTATTTGTAATTCATATGCAGTTGGAACTTCACCAATACATTTAGGTATTTCTTCAGTTTCAAATGAATATTTAAATAATTCGTGATTATACTTTAAATTGTATAAATTAAAATCATCATCTACATTAGCTTTAGCAAATTGATAGAATCTCTTATCAAATTCATCAACAGGATATTTTAAGCATCCCATACCTATCCATTCGCCACATATTACACTATTATCTCTAATTGTATTTAATTCATCAATATTATCAATTATCCATTGATATAAGCCTTTATATAAAACATCTTTATATTCGCCTAATTCAGTACCAATGTTTATAATAGTCTTTCTTTGAGCAATATATAAAAAGCCATTTTTCTTAAATATACATAAATTAGAACCATCTATCTTTTCAGTAACATAACATTTAGATCCAGCTACTTTTAATCTAACTGTTTTAGGATATATTTCTTTTTTAATCATTATTCACCTTTTAATCTTGCTAATTCAGATTCTAATTGTTTTATTCTATCTTGTTTATTCTTTTCAGCTAGTTTTTTCTCTACTGTAGCTTGATTTACTACTTTAAATTTGTATTCTTTAAATAATAAACAGCACATTAATTCATATTCATCAAAATTGCCTAGTCTATTTCTCATAAGATAATGATCTTGTTCTTGTTCATGTATTACTTCTATGCATTGTTTTTCAGTTATTTCATCGTTATATAACATTGTGAATATTTCTATTGCATTTTTCATTCATTTGCTCCTTTTTAAGAACTTTTATATTCTCTTCATATTTATTTTCATCTAAGAATTGATATAAATTAATCATCAACTCTGCTTTATCTACCACATCTATATTTGCATCAGTTAAGAAGAATATTATCTTTTCTTTTGTTTTTATTAAACTTTCTTTATCCATTACTATCCTTTGACTTTAAACGTCCTAATATCTTTCCACATAATGTACAACACATAGCACCAACATCATCAAATACTACTTGTACACCACAATCATCATGTGGGCAATACCAATGAGATTTTTTAAATCTTCTTTTATATTTTCTTCTTTGTTCTCTATTATAGAATGGTATAAATGGTTTACCATCAAATACACCATATTGACTATAATCTATTTCTATATTTTTATTATCCATATTTACCTCATTATTACTAACATTGATGGAAAAGGTGCTGATTGCTTTCCATCATTAAATTTTAATCTTCCTTTTAAGAATCTAATTTCATGTTTTTTATAAATATAATCATGAAACCATCTTGTATCTGTTCTTGCAGGCAATAACATTACTATAAAAGCATTATTATTCTTGTTTTCATAATAAGCTTTCTCTACCCATTTAGATATTTCTCGCCCATATGGTGGATTACAATAAATTCTATACCCCCCCCCAACTTTTTATTAAACCATTA